TTTAATTTCTAATAATACTAGTCAAAATGTGATTACAAAAATATTAGAAAATAAAGCAAAAACAATGCTTAAAATTAGAAGCGAAAACATAGCTCTCACAGAATCGGCAAGAGCTGTTTCTTCTGGTCGTTATTTAATGCAACAACAGATGTATGAAGATGGCGATATATCAGCAAATACAATTCAAAAATGGTTGACCGCACGAGATGAAAGACAATGCCATTTGTGCGGAAGTTTAAATAATGTTGAAGCAAAAATGAATGAAAATTTTATTGCTAGCAATGGATTTTCTGCACGTTCTCCAATTCTGCACAACCGTTGTCGGTGCATAGTTATTATTTTAATTTGAAAGGAAAAAACAATGGATTATTTTAGTTACGTTACAAAATCAATTGATGTAAGCGAAGATTTTAAATATATTACTGGATTAATTATTCAACCTAATGTTGTAGATTATGAAGGTCATTATTTTACAGAGCAAGCGATACAAAAAGCGGCGCATGGGTTTTTAAAAAATAAAAAGCTAACGACCGGTGAAAATCATTATAAAATTTCAAAAGATTTAGCCATGGTTGAATCAAGAGTTTTAGATAAAGATGAGGAATTTAATGATGTAGTAATTAAAAAAGGCTCTTGGGTTGGAAAGTTTGAAGCACTGACAGATGAATTAAAAAAAGATGTTAAAGATGGTAAATACAATGGATTTTCGATTGGCGGAAAATCTGGCGGCTACAAAAAGATTAAAAAATCTAAAAATATAAATTCAAAATTTAATGAACTAACAGAGATTACACAATTAGATGTTGATGAAATATCAATAGTGGATAATCCAGCTAATGAAACATATTTTCTCTCGCTTACAAAAAGGAAAACAAAAATGGAATTTGAAGATATCAAAAAATCATTTTCAGAAGATAAAGATTTATTTAATAAACTTTTATCTGAATTTAATTTAACTAAAAATGATGAAAATAAAAGTGATGATGAAATAGAGCTATTAAAATCAGCTTCTCCAGCTCTTAAAGAGTTTATTAAGAATCAAAAAGAAAAAATGGAGAAAATAGAAAAATCTCAAAAAGAAGCAAAAAGAAAGGAGTTTGAAAATAACTTTATCGAAATTAAAAAGCATATGGCTATCGATGAAAAATTAGAAGAAACATTGCTAAGTATGTATTTAAATGATGATGAAAGATTTATTCCAATCGAGAAAACTTTAAAATGCGCTTTAAGTACAATAAAAAATAAAGATGATTTTGAATCTGTAGGAGTAGACAACCCTGAAGATAAAACAACAACAGATGTAGATAAATTTGAAATTGAAGCAAAAAAAATAATGAAATCAAAACCAAATTTAACAAAAGAAGAAGCCTATGTAATGGCTATGGATGCAAAATAAGAGGTAAAAAATGACAGCTACAGGAACAGGTTTAGATATCGGCTATTTTATTTTAGCTGAAAAAGAAATTGAACAGTACAGATTTTGCAGTATTAGAGATAGAAAAATATTTAAAACAAAATTAGGCGAAGACTCGGACGGAGTTTCGCAAGATGATTACTACAAAGATTGTCCTGTTTTACTAAGATATTTTGGCTTTACACAAATTAAATGCGGCGGTGAAATTTCATCAGGAGATTATATTGCTTCAGACGAAAATGGTTGTGCAATTAAAGCTGAAGCAGCTCACGTTGTTCTTGGAAAAGCTTTAGAAAGCGGAACAAAAGGCCAAATAATCGAAATTTACGTTCAAAAAAATATTAAAGGAAAATAAAAATGGAAGTGGATATCAAAACAAAATTAAGACTAGCCAAAGCTTTGACAAATGTTTCAGTTGCTTATTTGCAAAAAGATGATGAATTTTTAGCGGATAAAGTATTTCCTTCTGTTCCAGTTGAGGAAAGAAGTGATGTTTATTATCAGTTTGATTCAAGCCAATATTTGCAGTCTAATGTTGAACAAGTTGCGCCAAAAGGACAGGCTCCAATTATTGATATTACATTAGCGTCGCCTGTTTCATATTATTGCCCAACAGTTAAATTAGCTGTTGAAATTTCGACAGAAAAAATAAGAGAAATTGATAAAGTTCAAAATGTTGAAAAAGTTGCAGCGAAAACATTGGCAAGAAATTTTTTAATTAAAAGAGAAAGAGAATTTGCAAAAGCTTTTTTTACTAAAGGGCTTTGGCAAAATGATGTTGAAGGAATTGATAATACAGCAAATAGTCAATCAAAATTTAATTTTTGGAGCAATCAAATATCCTCGCCGATTCAAAACATTAAAGAGATAAAATCGACAATTCATTTAAGGACAACTCTAACTCCTAATACAGCGATTTTGGGATATAATGTTTTTGATGCACTGCTTGAGCATAAAGAAATTATTGCTCGCATTATTCATTCTGGATCAAATGATAATCCAGCAAAAGCAAGTATTAATGTTCTTAAAAATTTGTTTGAATTAGATAATATTTATATCAGTAAAGCTGTACATAACTTGAGTCCTAAAGGTAATTTTAATGTTGAAGGCAATAGCTATGTTTGCGATCCAAATTCTGCATTAATTTGTTACGTTCCTCCTGAAGCTGGCTTAGAAGTTCCAGCGTCTGGCTATACTTTTGAGTATACAGGCGTTCAAGAATCAATGTTTGCTGGCAATTCTTTTAATGCAAATGCAGGTAATGGAAGCGTAGGAACAAAGAGATATTATGATGAAAGAAAATCTTGCTACGTGGTCGAAACTTGGGAAGCTTACAACCATAAATTAGTTGGTAAAGAGCTAGGATTTTTCTTATCTAACATTGTTAAAAAAGATAAATAAAATATGAGTAATTATAAAGTAACAACTTCAGAAGACTTGTTTGTGCTAGCTCCCCGTGGGCTAGCAATCGGGGAAAAAATTTTTAGCTTTGGCGAGAAAGTAGACTCTGATTTGCTCAGTAATTGGGCGTTTCAGATTTATTACACTAAAAAATTAATAGGCGATAGAAAACAATTAGAGCTTGCAGCGTTAATTTATAAAATTGATTTAAACAATATTTTTAAGCAAGAAAAAAAAGAAAATGAATCTAAGTCAATACACACTAAAGAAACGCTAAAAACGGCTAAAAAGCATTAAATTTTTGAAATGGTGATTTTTATGGCATTTTCTTACTCGGGAGATCCGGCAAATTCAAAACTAGATGAGATTCGTTTCTTGCTGCAAGACACAGAGGAAGCGGAAGTTCTGTTGTCGGATCAAGAAATAAATTTTCTCATTAAAAAATATACTTCGACAGCTCGTTTAGTTGCCGAAGCTTGTAAAATTCTATTAGCAAAATTTTCACGATATATCGATGAAACTAATGGAAAAGTTTCTTTCAAATACTCTCAACTATCAGAAAATTATAGGCAATTATTAAAAGAATATGAGGCCAAGCTTTGTGAAGCTCCTAGTATATATATAGGTGGAGTTTATGCGAAAGATTATCAGGAAAATCAACGTGATAATGATTTAGTTAAACCTCAATTTGATGATTTTATTGGTGATAATCCAAGGGTGAAAAAATACAATGACAAGTAAAATCACTATAAATAAAGAAAAGTTTAACAAATTAAAACAAGCTCTTGTCGAAGCTTCAGGAGCTTGCTTAAAAGTGGGTTTTTTTGATGGGCAAAAAGCAAATAATTCTAAGTTAACACTCGCTACTATTGCAAAAATTAATGAGTATGGAAATAAAAAAATTCCATCTCGTCCCTTTATGCGCCAAGCTCTAATTAAAAATAATAATTTTAAATCTCAATTAGAAGAGGCTTTTAAAAACATAATTAATTTAAAAATGGGATTCCGTCCTGCACTAAGAAAAGTGGGCGTTATTGCAATGCAGGAAATGCAAAAACAATTTACAGACGGGAATTTTAAAGAGAATAGTAAACGAACAGTACAGAAAAAAAAGTCTAGTCGTCCGCTAATAGATAAAGGACAACTTAGAAGATCTGTAAGCTGGAGGGTTGAAAAGTGAAAACAAGCAAGCCTAAAAAATTTATTGTAACTCGTTCTGTTGGTGATTTTGTAGATGGTATATATCGAATAAATAGTAATAATAAAATAGAATTATATGCAACTTGTCAGCCATATAACGGTAATAGACTGACTATTGATAGGGATTTACAGAATATAAAATCATCTATTATTTTAATTTCAGACTTAAAAAATGAATTCAAAATAAAAGATAAATTTAACTATAATGATTTAGACTATGAAGTAAAAATTATAGAGAAGTATGAATGCCAAATATGACTATATTTTGAATGTATTGCGTTTAGTTATGAGGTTAACAATGATAATCATTAAACAAATGCAAGATATGCAAAAAATAATCTCTAAATATTTAAATACTAAGTATATTGTATACTCAGAACAAGAGTTTGAAAGGCCATTAAATGATTATTCTTGCATGAAATTACTTTCCTACGAACCTATTGGTTTTGCTGAAAAAGTAAAGCAAGATAATGAACATATTTATAAAATTCAAAGAATGAATTTAGTTTTACAATTTGACTGTTTAGGAAAAAATGCAAGTGAAACAGCA